TTATCTCTTAAATCTATTTTTCCATTCTTCATACTACTCTCCCTTGTATTATATTTTTATTTTAATATCAATTTTTTAATATGTTTATTTCCTAGCTTATCAGTTTCTATCTCTGCATCTGATTTGATGCATTGATATTGCACATTACTACCACCCTTGAGCTGTCTCTCGGCTACTCTCTTACCTTTCAAACAATCACTCATAGCTGGTTGGATCCTGTGTTCTACGATCTCGTTATTGACTATTAATAAAAGGGCTACAATAGTTTCAATCATGATCCATTACCATTTGTATATTTAAGTTGTCTATTACTATCTTTTAGTTTCTCTACATCTTTTAATAATTTTTCTATTTGTTTTGTATGAAACTCAATATTAACTTTGTTAGTCATGTTCTGCTCTTGAGTTTGTTGTAACTTTTCTACTTGTTTATATAAGTCCTCAATCAACATGAATTGTTCACTATCTGCTGGAAGAGATCCTAATGTACCCCTTGGCCATCCTATTCTAAATTCAGTATTCTTTTCTAAATCACTCTCCATTAATTTTAGAGTGGTAGAATGTTGATTTAGTTTTTCTACAATACCAAAGTATGCCCAAGTACCAACAGCTACCATCGTGATTAACGATGCAACTGTTTTCATTGGCATTGATACATTAGTAGTTTCGCTTATCTTCATATTATTTATTGTTTATCTTCTTAAGTTTATCAAAAGATCTGGCTCCTGTTAATCCTAATAATGCAAACAAAGTAGTTGTTAAAACATCTGATGGTAGAGTTGGCAGCTCAACTACTTTACCACTCAATGCACAATACCAATTTGTTATAGGTATAACTAGGAACTGAAACATAAAAGCAAACACACATACCCAAGCAAGAGTTGGTCTCCATAACTTTTGTATCCATGCTAATCTTCCAGTTGCTTTTGCATCTTCTCTATTTATTTTTGCTTGTTCTTTATCTACATCTACTAAAGCCTTGACTAACTCTTTTTCAAGATCTGCTTTTTGTTGATGTAATTTATTTTTATCTGGTACCAAACTAACAGCTTTGTTAAGTATTGGTAGTAACGCACTCAATCCTTGTATCATGTTGATATTCCTTTCTCTTGTTTGACTTTAGTACATCCGAACTTAATGTATATGCCACTCATATTAACCTCATCTTGACCAATAGCTTTTGTAGTTTCTAATGATCTTTCATAACCAGTAATCATGCAGCCATAAGCATCTACAAATCTATCTTCATAAGAGATAGGTGGTAAACAATTACCCGCTACAGATGAGCATATCAATAATACTAAAGCATATTCCATTAAATAAATTTTCCAATTTTTAATGCTCCTATTATAATTGATAATACTCCTCCGATATAGAAGATCACTTTAAGACCACCTCTACCCATGGCCACTTGTTCTTTGAGCTGCACTATGTCTTTGGTATTTTGCTCTACATCTTTGTGGATGTGGTCCAGCTTTTGACTAATATGTTTTAGAGTTACACTCTGGACTGTTGCTTTCTTTGTAACTCTCCCCATGGCATAAGCTAGTATTGAAGGGAAACCCCTCTAATACGAGCCTCCTTTGAGCCAGATGCTTGATTAGCAAATTCTAATTTATATTTTAAACTTGTTCCAGCATTTGAAATTGTCAAATCATTTACTTTTGCCATCTTAATTCCAGATGCAAAGTCTGGCATAGCAACTAATGTAGCAGTTGAATAGTTAGAACCATTATCAGCAGAAAGTTTTAAAACTATATCTGTGTTTAATGCGTTAGTACCTGCTTGGTCTTGATAAGTAATAATAGCACCCATAGAAGATGTACTTGATGGTGCTGTAATTGCATTGCTTTCAAATGAACCTGTAGAAGAAAAAGTAGTTTCAGAATATGGCAATCCAGTAATTCTTGTCATATTTGCTCTATATCCTACATTGTTAAATTGTCTTGCAGCATTAGTTCTACCAAAAGCACAAGCCATTGCTAAATTTGCAGTAGAATTAAAATCACTTTCTGAAACTGTGTATTTTAAAACATCTGCAAAAGAAATATAAATTCTACCATTCATTCTTGCCATCTGAATTACTGTAGAAGCACTTGCAAGTTCACTTCCATTAATTGTAGTAAGATAAGTTTTTGTATTTCCACCAGAAACTTTTATAACTTTTACATCTCTTGTTTGACCACTAAAAGCCATAATGATACCTGAAAAAGTTCCTGCATTTTGAGTTAATAAAGCAGTATTTGAAATTCCTGTATAACTATCTAAAAGTCCAATTTCATAATATTCTGAATCTGCATTATTTCCTGTTCCACTTCCAACATCATTATTAACACCATCAAACCAAATTTTTCCATTACCAACAATTAATGCGTCAGCACTATCTGGTGTGTGTGGATAATCAGAACCATCACTTGAAGAAAGAAAATTATAGTTATAAGATGTTCCATTATATCCTAAATCGTTTCCTGTTCCATAAGTATCTCTAGTATTATCTGCTGACCATCTTGTATTTGAATCTCCAAAGTTAGTATCTGAACCACCAACATTAGAAGTTGCAGTTCCTGATGAAGTTGAACCTGTACTCATATATTCAGAATCATTTCTTAAAACATTGGTTAAATTTGTAATTCCTGTGCTGTCTTGAAACACATCAACATACATTGAGTTAGTATTGTAAGCTGCTTTGTTTTCGTTAGATGCTTGTCTTAAAGCAAGTGTAGAAATATCATTAACAATTTTATTATCGTCAAAGGTACTAGCATATTGTTGAACACTTGATTGACTTAATCTTGCATCTGCAAAAGTACCAGAAGTAATTTTAGATGCAGATAAGTTTGGTATATCTGCCTCTGTAAATCCACCACTAATTAAGTTTGCAAGATCTCTAGCTTTAGTCAAGGAGCTATCCTCCTATCATCACATTAGCCTCTTCCTCTGTAAGAGGTTCTCCAGCTATGAGTTTTGCTTTTGCACTAGCTTTTAAATCTTTTTTAGCTTGTGCGTCAGCAGCTTTTTGTGCTTTTTCATCTTCACCTGCTTGATAAGACGCTTCAGCCGCAGAAATTTCTTCAGCAGTCATATCTACCAAAACTCCTTCTGGATTTTCTGGTGTATGTATTAATTTTTTTGTCATTTTATTTTACTCCTTGATTAATATTTAATTCCATACACAAACGCTTTATTGCCGTTTCGTATTTTATTAGCACTATCTTGTGCTGAAAAACTTACGCCAGTATGGCGTGTACTATTAGAAATAATACAGCTACCTCTACTTTGAGCTACTCTAGTCAAGTCTGTACCACTAACCATAGCGTTGTGCATAATACTTGACTGTTGGTCATCATTGTAAGGTTTAGCAATAAATACTTGAGCAAAACAATGTTTATCTGCATCTGCTGATAAATCAAAATTAGCAATTTTATACATAGATGTATCCCAAGCACCATCATTAGCATTGGTTTCTGAACCACTGTCTCTTTGTATGTAATTAACCATATATCTATAAGCACCTGCATTATATTCAGCACCTGAAGAACCACCTGTCCTAAATCTCATATACCATTGTAAGTTATTACTTACATGTCCATAATTCGTTAAATAAATCATATAGAAGTCGTAAGTTGAGGAAAAAATATTATCTAACGCCCAATATGTTGGAGTTCCAGAAGATGTAAATTCAGCAATCTTTGTATGTGAACCTGCATCTATTGAACCAAATTCTAAAGCTGATGCTCCAGAGTTGACCTTAACTACTTGTCCAGCCGATCCCAAAGATAAACCAGCATTCCATATACCACCAGAACCAGCAGCAAATTGCGACCAGTAAGTTCCATTAGTTGGAGCATTACCAGTTGTAGTTTGTTTAGCTATGTATGCATTACCATTCGTTGAATAATACACCACATCATTTTTTACATATTGGGTTCCAGATGCATAATCCCCTTTATGTGTAAATGTTAAATTGCCAATATTTACTGTAGCCAAATCAGCCTCCTATATTTGTTATTATTATTAATGTTGTTTTCTATATTTTTATACATAAACATTTAGAGTACACTATATCGTTGCTATTAAGTTTCCATCACTAACACTAAAAGTAAATCCAGTAGATGCAAAGATTACATCATCAAATGCTGCGTATGTAGCTGCATCTATATTATCAGCTCCAGCATTAGTTGTTGTTACTTGAACCTGGTTATTTACTGCTGCTGGAGTATTTGCAGTTCCACCCATACCAGAGTGATTTGTACAATAGTAGTAAAGTTGAGGAGCTCCAGTTGGCACTACATAAGTCAATGTGTTAGCCGAGCTATCTCTAGTTACTCCAGTTGTATATTCGGACCCACCACCATGCGTACCATCTGATGTAGTTGATAACGCAAAAGGATGAGCAGATGGATAAGAGAATACATAAGTGTTACCCTCCATAAGTTCTAAAGTATTTTGTGGTATTCCTAAAATATGAAATTTATTTCCTCCACCATAAGATGCAACAGTTACAGTATAGTTTACAGTTGAGGCAGTAAATCCTAAATTAAATCCATAGACCTCTGCACTTGATGTATTGGCCAGATCAAATCCATTTTGAGCTGTATTGACTACTAATGCTTTTCCAGCTTGACCAGAAAAATCAGATGTAGTTTTACCAGTACCACCTCTTGCTGGAGGTAAAGTACCAGATGTAATAGCTGTACCAGCATTAATATTAGCAACATTAAAAGTACCAAAAGCTACACAATCTACTACATCTCCATTTGTGAGAGCTGATGCAAAGACAATACTGTTTCCAGATGTAATTGTTACATCAACACCATTTACTTGTTTTACCCCATTAAGGTAAACATCCATAAAATTAGCATCATAAGCTAATGTGTTTCCACTATCATCAGCACCACTTATCGTTGTTGGAGTTCCAGATACAGTAAATTTAAATCTAGCCGAGGTACCATTTGTAACCGAACCAGCAGATTGCCACCCACTTGATACTGAAAAAACTCGTAAAACATTTGAGGTAGTATTAAAATATAAATCACCATCCTCTAGTGCTGAACCATCTGTATCTGTTGTTGGATTAGATGCGTGAGCTCCAAGGTATATGTTTGCAAAATCAGCTATACCAGATAAATTACCAGCAACAGTATTTATATTTGCAGCATTAGAACTGACTGCATTAATATTACTAGCATTAGAGTGAACTCCAGATATAGCAGATGATATTCCAGAAAGTGTTGTTAGTTCAGTTGATAATCCAGCTAATGTATCAATAGATGTACTATCTGGTCCAAGTTCTAAAGATGTACCAGCTGAGTTATATCTAATTATTTTTCCAGAGTTTGCAGTTGTTGTACTATATGGAAACTCTAAAGGACCAGAGGTACCAGATCCAGTTACAGTTCTTGGAGTAGTAACTTTTAATTGTATAGATCTGTCTGTAATCTCTTTTAGTTGTTGTTGTCTAATTAATACATTGTCAAATTCTGTTTCTAATGTAGCTGGATTGTTTGCTTGACCAGTTTGAAATACAGTAGTTCTTGATAATGGCTGATCACCAATGATAGTAATTATTTCACCAGCTGTAGTTGCTGATCCAAAAGTTACAGTTCCAGTACCATCACCATTTAAAGATACACTATAATGTGTGGTTTCTGTTTTTAAAGTATCATCAATATAGACCTGGAGCTCAGATGATGCGTTTACTTGAAAACTAAAATTAAACGCAGTCTGTCCAGTAGATGTATATTGTATCCTTCTATCTACAGCATTTATATTAAAACTTGCCATCTATCTTTTCCCTGTCTTGTCTATTTTCTCTTTTAAATTATCTACAGAATTTTTCAATTCTGGGTATAGACTATATAACTTATTCTTACCTATTTCAAAATATTTTGTTTTCACAGCTCTCAACTCTCCTAACTGACTACCTACTGATAAAGTATCCCACTCTAAACTATCAAACTCTGCATCCATTTCTTGCAACATATCACTTATACCATCCCCATCATTATCTTCATTCATGAACATTATAAGTGCATTATATTGCTGCGATGTCATAGCTATACCATCTATTTTGTTTCTAGGCATAGATAATCCAAGTCCATAAGTTTGTAACCAATCATCAACTCTTTTGTATCCTTTTTGATTTAATATCTTAACTGGACTAAATACTCCTTGTTCTGGTCCTTTCATTTGTTCACCCCATAGATTTAATCTTGGTTCTAACTCTGGGTTAAAGAATGGACTACCTTTTAATATTTTATTGTAAGCCTCATAGAATGATCTGATTGGATAAGGTATATCACCATCAAATGTATTTCTCCAAAACTCTGCTTGTTGATCATTTATTTTATAATCATAAATATTAGGATCTTGCATCCTTTCTAAATAATTACCAAAAGTACCAGTTGGATTTAGTGCAATACCTACTGTACCCTCGGTTACTTTTTGTATTGCAAGTCCAAAACCATTTATAATTTTATTATCAGTATCCGAACCTGGAGAGTTAAATATTCTACCTATCTCACTTATACCAGTTAAGAATGGTTGCTCACCCATGTAAGGGAAGATAGCACTTACACCATGCATCATTAGTTCCATCATTTCATCTATGTGGTTTGAGTTACCATATTGATCTGGTCTTGATGCTGCGTAAGCTATATCGGCAGAGATTGCTAGTAAAGATGATATAGGATCAAACCTTGAGTAAGTATAAAATTTAAAGTTACCATCATCTTGTCTAATACCTATTGAGTATGGTTGATAACCATTTCTAAAGAAAGCCTCTCTTTCTGCTTTATTACCTGGAGCTCTTCCTGTAATAATATAATCACCAGATCCATCACTAGCTCCATAAGCATATTGGAACATACCATACATGATAGTTGCACCACTCATTAGTTTAGCCATAGCAAGTTGTTTTTTTGCTGGTCCATTTACTCCCATAAGATCTCTTCTTACTGATGGCATCAAACCAGCTAACATTGGATTTCTTTTAGAACTTTCAAAAAAGATATTAGTTACAGTTTTATAGAATGGTACAAATAATTTAACTGCTGGTTCATTCATAAAACCTTGTATGTTTTTAAAGAAACCTGGTGGTAGATCTTGTTGGAAAGTACCTTCTTTCATAGATTGTAATACCTCATCCCTAACACTTGTAGGTGGATCAGCTATTGTTCTTAAATATAAATCCTCTGCTTGTTCTTTTGTTGCACCATCAGATAATGCTTTATTAAATCTTTTTGTTGCAAGTCTTTCTAATTCCATTTGAAATAATACACCTTTAAAGAACTCATCCTCTGCAACTAACATTCTACCGGGAAATCTTACTGCTGTACCAAAGTATTCTAACATTGTACCCATATATGAGTTCTTGTATTTTTCTGGTAAAACATCTTTAGTTATTGATTTTCTATTTGGTAAATCTAATTTTGTTATTGCTGCACCACTCTTAAAACCTTCGGCAGCATTATCCATACCAAGTTTCAAACCATAATTAGTTGATCTAATCATAGCAAGAACTTCATTAAACATCACACCATCTGGACTACTAAAGAAAGGAACTTTGTTAATAGCAGCTGCCATACCATATTCCATAACTCTTAAGCTGTTAAATCCTAAATTACCTACGACATTAACAATATGAGTTATAGGAGACATCAATCTTGAGTTTACCCATATCTCTACCCAACCATTTGCTAGTTTTGTACTTACAGCATCTTTAGCAAACTTTGTAGCTTGGTGTGTATCTAACATTAAAAAATGTTTTGCAAGATTGTTGAAACCATCCTCTGAAAAATCTGCATTCATATTCTCCTCTAGGTATCTTGCTATATTTTCTACACCAGATAACGATACACCTAGATCTGGTTGTACCTTTGTAATCTCTTGAGTTATTCTCATTTTCTTTGCAGCACCAGATAAATCTCCAGCTGTCTTTGCATACATCTGACCAAACAATGTTAAGACTTTATAAAACTCTACTTGAGTTTGTTTATTAGCTGATCCTTCATCAAGAGCCTTTTGTGCTATCTTTTTAAGATGCATGTATAAAAGTTTAGTCTCAATCATAGCTCTAACTGAAACATCTAGTGGTAAGTTATCTCCAGGTTTAGATCTTAATATTTTAAGATATACATCAGTTCTACCTAACTCTGCTGCTTGAGCTAATATATCATCAACTTTAGTAACACCACCTTTACCTTTTATTAATTGATCTTGAAATATTGTATTGACAACATCTGCAAAAGAACCTGGTTTGTACATACCATTTTCATCTACATCTAAATCTTTGAATATAGTTTTAAGAGATTGATTTTTCTTTTGTTCTTTTAATTCACCTACACCAAACTTTTTAAGTATATCATTAACATTACCTACCTCTTCATCACTAAACTCTTTTAAAATTATTTGACCACTACCTTGATCTATCTCAAGATCTTTATTTTCATCTATCTTGTTTATAATCTCTTTTTGTTTGTCTATTCTTTCTTTCTTATCTTTTCCATAAGGTTCATTCTTAAGTGTATCTTTTTTCTTTATCTTAAATGGAAACTTTGCAGCAACTAATATTTCATTCTCTCTATCTTCAAGAGTACCACCTTTTATCTCTTCTAATATTTCTGGTTGAACATCTGCATTGACATCTTCATTTTTAGATTTCATTGGCATGTCATTATTCTTACCAATATCAGTTACCTCTTCTTTTTTATCTATAAAATCAAGATCAGGTGGTTTTATATCTGAACCAGTTATTGTTTTGTTTATGTCATCATCTTTAGGTAAACTCATTCCTCAACCAATCCTTTCTTTATTTCTGGAGCAACATTTATAAATCTTTTATCTTTTGCTTTATTTTTTATACCTACTTTTTTTTCATACTCCAATATACCTCTATCTAATTTTTCCTCTCCTTTTACTAATTTTTTACTTAAACCTAACTCTTCTATTTCTCTTTCTGTTGGATAAGCAGCTCCACTTAAATATGTTGATTGAGCTGGTGGCATTTTATCATTTATAGCCTTGATTGTATTTTTATTATTACTTTTTAATTTTTTCATAGTAGAGAAAAATTTAGTTAGTAAAGGACCCATAGCCTCACCAACTGGTCCTAAAGCTATATCACCTTGGATTGCTTTCCATTTTTCTGCAAGAACCTTATCAGCATCTACACCTTCACTTACATCTTCGGGTGTTCTTAAATATTCTAAATATCTTGATGTTAATGTTTCTGCATCTTTAGTTTCTATTTGGAATGCATCTGCAAGAAAAGAAACAAAGTTACCTTCTCCAGCTACTTGAGCTGTACCTACTGTTGCTGCCTCTGCTGCTAAAGCTCTTGTTGTAAACAAACCACTTTTTACTAAAAGATTAGCCATAGCTGGAGCTTTAAGTAAACTATTAAATAATTTGTAGTATCCAACACCAGGAACTAGGAACTGACTTAATCCCTCTGCAAATCCACCAGCTAAAGTTTCTGTTTCTCCTATTTTAGAATAGACATTGTTTTTGTAGAACTCTCCTAGATCTTTAACAAGGCCATCTCCCTCTGGATCTAGTTTTTTCATAGCCTCTGGTCCTAGTATAAACTTTTCACTTGCAGCAGTAAGTAAACTTAAAATACCCTCGGATAGTTTTGCACCACCTCTTACTACACCTTTACCTATGTCTTTACTATAAAATGCAACATTCTCTATAAAGTTTCTTTCAAGAGGTTCGTAACCATTTACAGTTAGCACATATTCTCTATCACTATTTTTATATTTGTAATATTCTAAATATGCATCATCTAGGTTCTTTGTTCCCATTATCTACCATCCTCTTCTAATAAACTTATTATATCATCTACTTTAGTTATCAATATATCTAATTCATCATCATTCATACCCTTTGGTCTAGTTACTTTTACATCTTTAAAAATAAGGTTATCTTTTAAAACAAGTTCTCCATTGACAGGAATAGATTGTATATTTTCTAATAATATTTTTAATTCTTTAAAACCTTCACTACCACTAAATTGTTTTTTAAATTCAAATATGTTTCTTACACTACCATATTTCTCTTCGTTAATTAGTCTTGCAACTTTAAGAACCTCATTAGTATTTACTACATTAAATATTTCTTTTGATTTAGTTTGGATTTGTACTGTTCTTTCTTTAACAATACTATCATCTTGTATTAAAGTTTTTGCATAAGCAATCAAATCATTAGATGCTATACCTGGGTTTGCTCTATAATAATCATACAGCTCTACCGATGCTTTTCTATATTTTTCAAATGCAACATTAGTCTTATCAGTTGTAATAATTCTTGTATCCTCATAACCAACCATTTTCTTAAGCATACTATCAGCTGCTTTGAAAGTTGCAGTTTGTCTTTTTTCTTTTGCTAAAGTAAACTCTGACTTTTGTTTCCAAGTAATCTTTCTAGCATCCCATGCTGCTGTTATAGCTGCATCAGTTAATCTACCAGCTACAAGATCCTCTTCTAATGCAAGAAACATTTTAGGATCTGTAAAACCACCAGAGGTCTCTTCTTTTTCTAAATCTATTAATAGTTCCTCTTTTACTTTACCACTATACTTTCCTATCTCTTCTACTATTTTTTTTGCAGTTTCATAATCGTTATCTAGTTTTGCCTCATAGTACGCAATCTTTTGATTTTGTATAATAGATGCATAATCAGCTTCTTTTGCTTTTTCTTTTTGATCTACATCTTTAATAATATTATCTCTAAAAGTTCTAACTTGATTTCTAAATTCTATTTGTTCTTTTTCTGGTAAAGAGTTATATATTTTTTGGTAGTCTTTGTTACCATTGAACAATCCTGTCTTTGCACCTTTAGCTAGTTCTACTGCCTCACTAGCAGAGATCTCTTCTCCAGGCTTATCATAGTAAGTTGTAAGATAATTTACTTTTTGTTTTATTACTTCCTTATCCCATGCAGCTGACCACTCATCTATTTTTTTATATCCTTTAACTAACAGCTCAACTGCTATTCTATCTTTTTCTTTTTTAAAGTGTTCATCTATATCTATTGTTCTCTCTAATACTGGATTATCTGGATCTGTATCATCATAAATTTTTATTTCACTACCATAGGCCATCATTGTCTTTGCAATATTGTTTACTGTGTTAGTTGCGTATTCAGTTATAGTTGCATCTTTTATAGCTTTTAATTTTTTTAAATTAGTTGCAGAATAACTATTAAGAGATGTGTGTGCCATTGTAGCTAGTTTTGCTTTTACTGTTACAGCTCCCTCGGCATCTATTTCTAAAAAGGATTTAGTATAACCATTAACAATACTATTTAATTCTTGTTCAAACTCATCGGTACTCATTTCATTTAGAGTTGCTTTCTCTTCTAGTTTAGTGATAGCTTTACCCGCTGCTATTTGTACATCAGTTGCAAGAAAGTTTATTTGAGCATTTCGTAAAGTGTTATTAAAAACATTGTTACCTTTAGGTAATAGTTTGTTTCTTTCATTTGGATCTGCATTTAAGTATTCACTTATTGTAAGTGGATTAGATGCAGCATATTCATAAGCATCAATCTTTGATTGCTCTTCTACTTTACCAACTGCAAACTTTAAAACATTATTTATTCTTGCATCTAAATTACTTTGTACCTCTGATTGAACTCTAAATTGTTCAAATCCTATTGTTGGAAAACCATAGGCTTTTACATTTAATCCTTCAAAAACTTTTCTTTTTGCCATTAGCTAGATCCCTCGGTTGATGTTATATCTACATCGGTTGTTGATGGTTTTTTTGAGAAACCTCCAGCTTGTCCAATAGTTCCTATATCAGTACCTAATCCAAATATAGCACCCATGATACCAGCTTGTTTTGCAGCTTTACCAGCAGCTTTGAGATTTGAAAATTCTATTAGTCCTAAATTTTGTGCAAGTTCTTGATTGATTTGTGTAACTGAAAAATCAGTAGATCCAGATCGGAGTGATACTATTTGTGCAACTTCCATAGATCCCTCCATAGGCATGAACCCACTTGATCCACCTTTTGCAATCAATTCTGATAAATACTTGTTTGTTTCTTTTAAAACCTTGACACCATCCTCTTTAGCCTCAACTTCTTTTGATTTGTATTTTAGTTTAGCAACATCAGCTTGACTATCATAATAAGCCTTTTGTGCTAGACCAGCTTGATAGGTTGCGTATGCTTTACCAAATGATGCTACTACTGCTACTATTGTCCAAGGGTTCATTGTCCTACACTCACTTTAAATTCTATTCCCAATAATGTAAAAAATAATGGTTCAGATTGGGAAAATGTCATCTGACCATCTCTATCATATCCAAGCATTGGTTTCTTTCTTTTCTTTCCTGTAAAAAAATCTCCCGCTGTGAATAATAAATCATTACCATTTAATGTAAGATTTTGCGAGAGATATAAATTAGCAGTTGCCTCTACTATTCTTTTCTTTTGTGCCATGATGTTACCACTAGGTAATTTAAGTTCTACCGGTAAAGTCTTAACAGTAGGTGTATAGTTTATACCAATCTCTACATAAGTTGTTGGTACTGCATCTAATGTTATCTGACCAGAACTTACTACCTTATCATTTTGCATACTATCATCTGCAATAACCTTAACTGTTTTACCCTCAAGATGTGATAGTCCAGTTACAGTAGTAGTTGATGGTTTGCTGCCACCACTTAATAGTTTTGCACTATCAGTAGTATTATCATCATTAAAACATTCTACATAATACTTTGTAGCACTATTGATTGTTCTTTTTACTACAAAATAGATTTGATCTACATCTACTCCTACATTTACAAAAGTACCATCAGTTGTACTTAAACTTGGAGCAATAACATTCTGACCTCTTAAGATAGAGTAAGATGCAAGAGATCCATCAGTATCATTTACAATCAAAAGAAGATCCCCATCAGTAGTTGATGTTGCTTTACGCAAAGCCATATCTGATGGAGATTTCAGTAAGTGCGATGATAATAATGATATGTTGTTGGATATGTATGACAGCTCTACATCACTAAATAAAAACTCTCTTAATGATTTGCCAGCTCTTTGAATAAATAATGTTCCACTTTCAGCACCAACTGGTTTGATACCTTCTTTGGATCCTCTTCTTGTTGCACCATTGATAACAACATTAGTAGGTGTAATAGGATCTAAAGTAGATTGAGGTAGAAAGAACTCCCCACCTTTTGTAAAGATCTGTAAGTCTCTACCAGAGAACATTCCTGTAATTGCATTGGTACTATCAGTAGATATTGTTACATCAATAGCATCATCATCTAAAGCCTCACCAGGATTGAAATCAAAGAACCTTGCAACTCTTGAACCAAAGATTGTATTTGGTCTTGATTTAACACCACCAAAATATAATCTACCTTCATGGAATGTAGTTGTTCTTGGATAACCTTTTGTGCTAGACCAAGATGCCTCGTAACCACTTTCTAAAAAAGTTGAACCAGATGCTATTGCACTTGTATTAAAGAAAGGTATTTCTACTATTGCCTCTACTGATGTATTAGAAACAAATCTAGTTATTCTTGCTCTTCCTAAACCATCATTAGTTTCTACATATTGATCTACATGACTTGATGTAAAGAAAGATCCTCCAGCAGTAAGAGTAATATTACCATCAACAGCTGATGGAGTTATTGTTTGATTGATTGTAGTTGTTGAAATAGTAAATGCATGATTTGGTATATGGTCAAAT